AAACTCCGGTACCTTTATCAATCACGTAGAACACTAATGGCTTGCCAAATAGTTCCTGATAAATGTAGCACTGACTATCATAGTTATATGACTTAGCGCTGTACTTGAACTTATGAATATCACTTGTAGTCTTAAGGTCAATCACCGCATTGTCAGTGACAATATCAGCCTTCCCTTTCCACATCATACCTTGAATCTCAGCAACTGCCGGAGTCTCGTACTGATTACCGGCTTTATAAATCTCATCATAAAACGCAATGTTCCCGTTGATAATGTTCACAAGGTTTTGAATCTCGTCTTGCTCCTTCCTTAGCATACAAAAAGGTAAGTTGTTCTCTTCGCAGAATGCTTTGTATTCTTTGGTAGTACGTGTGCTAACATCTACAAATGGCATAGCCTTCGCCTTCTCAGGCTCCAAGATTAATTGGTGAAAGTATCTGCCATCCATAAACGCTTTGTTATCTTCACGTGTCTTACCAAAGTCTTGAGGATTACTAAGCAATATGCCTATGTCTGAATTGGATAGGTATTGTTTGCCAATACCATTGTAGTACTCGTTGTCATCACGTAGTACTGATATAACATCTATGTTTGCCATTATTATGAGTTTATAAGGTTAGCGATTTCTTTCTTCAATGCCGGACTAACTTTGTACTTACGTACTAACTGAGCACCAATCTTCTCAATGCCTAAAGCCTTGTTAGTGGTTACATATTTCACAACCGCATCCCAATTGTCAGTACCTTTCTTTAAGTCAACCAAGCCATCACCTACTGCCGGAGCTGTCTTCTTAGGAGCCTCAACTTTTGTAGACGTAGAGTCTCCCTCAGGTAAATCCTCACCGGCATAGATATAAATCCCCAACCCAAACATCGCTAAGTTCTTAACTAAGCAACGCATAATAGTTTTGTTAATGTCGAAAGTTGTAGCTGCCTCGACTGTCTTGTCACCATAGCGTGTGCTATAAGTGTAAGCTGTCTTCTTCATTGACTTGTTCGCACCATCCATCACCGGCAACCACATCTCAAGCGTTTCATCTTCGATGGTCACGGTAGTGTGGCACATAAACCCAAGTGCATCGTCATAGGTAGTCTCCCCGATTTTGTACGTAGCGTCAGGGCACGCTCTCTTTGTTTCTGACCAAGCCCAAGCCCAAGATAAATACGTCAGATTACTTTTCTTTTCAACGTGGTCGTTCACATTGATGGCGGATAGCCTCTCGAAAACTGTTTTTTGGTTTTCCATTTGATTAGATTTGATTATTAATTGATTGATTATACTAAATAAAAACTGCTCTCTCTACATCCTTGACAATAGACACGTAGTCTTTGTCTTCTGCTATCTTCTGCTCAACTGAGCTGATGCCGTGGATGATAGAGGAGTGCTTGATTTTATACCCCGCATCATTCATATACTTTTGAATGTACGTTATCTGCATTGGTCTCTTAGCACATAGATAGTAAACCAAGTGCCTTGCATCTACATACTCTCTCTTCTTTGACTTAGAGAATATATCTTCCTTTGCCACACCAAATAGGTCGGCAACCCTTTCTACGTATTGATTGAATACATCGTGCTTCATAACTTAATTTAATTTGAGAACAAATATAGTGAATATGTTCATACATAGTTCATTTATTTGCTAATTTTTTTTACAAACAACCATCCTTCTGCCTCGTCTAATGATATACTTTTAAATCCTTCGTCCACCATAAATTGGGCTGATTTCAATACCTGAATGATATGTCCACCAATGTACATAACTACGTCAGTGCAGTCTTTGTGGAGTATTGCGTCAGGATTTTTTTCAAGATATGCTTCTCTACTTGTGAATCGTCCCGTGTTGCTAAAGTCTTCTAATGTTGGTATAGCGTTCATTTGATTAGATTTTATGGGAGCACAAGGCTCCCGTTAATTTGATTAATTCTTGTATAAAGATAGTACAATTTATTTATAAAACAATAGGTCAGTGTACTTCACATAGACAAACCCATCGTGGATGATTTTGTCTGCGTTGTCCCAAGACTCTTTTGTAATGATATGCCCATCAGGAAAGTTTGGATTGGCTTCCAACTCCTGAATTAATGAAGACGCTTGCTCTTGCAACATCCTCAGTCTATCGATTAATGTTTCTTGCTTATCCATAAACTACCTCCCCCATTGTTAGGTATTGGAATACTATATCTGCTGAACCCGCATCACCTTGCTCCCTGATATGTCTTTCCAAAGCCCATTTATTTTCTTTGCTATCTGCAAGTAACTGTAACCTTCCTTGCATAGTGCTTCGAGTAATAACTCCAATTACTTCTTCTTCGTTTTCTGCGTCATTTATTGCAACCTTTACATCGTGGTCTAAGATTGCTTTCAGGATTGCCGTGCTCAAATATGGGTCTTCCTTTTTAGGTACCGCCTTCCTGATTGCTTCAACTGAATTGTCAGGCAAGTAGTACCAATAGTTACTACCACCTTCCAATGCTGTTACAAAGATATCTTCTAAGATTTCTCTGCTTACTTCCTGAGTGATTTTCATTTCCATATTATTTGATTTGATTGCGTGTTAAATATTCAAATACCTCATCATAAATTGTGTCATACTCATATTGAATATGTCCAACATAAGTCATAATGTTATTCTTTGCTCTCATTGTTACGACTCCCGTATTCTCATACTTCTTGTCGATGATAAGTGCCGTTAGTTCCGATGCCAATTCGTTCAGGTAGAACGTAGCCTTTGGCGTAGCATTGATTACATTTTCCATATTAGTTTTGATTTGATTTGATTTCTAATGATTCAGCCGCATCGTCAATTGCCCACCATACTTGCTCCATAGTGGCCTCGTTCTTTAATGCCAACTCAAGCACCCTGTGTGCCTGTTCCTGTGAGCAAACATAATTAGCCGTGACATCGTCAAGGCTCCATAGAGTCTCGACATAGAACCCTTTCTTTCTGAGCAACTCACGTGCCACCTTCTCATCTTTTAATTGCTCCTTTAACTTTGCTACCTCATCTCTGAGGTAATCAATCTCGATTTGTGCTGACGCACTCTCGCTCATCTGATAATGATTTTTTTGCATATTGATTTGATTAAAAATATTGAGTGTAATAAAATATAAATTGTAATGGCTAACGGGATTGATACTAAGAAGAACCACAACGCTTGCCCACAAAAATGCATAGCTCCAATTAAGATTTGATAGGTTTTACTCATAGCTTGTTTTTTTTCTTTTCATTTAATCGGATAATACCATAGGCAAAAATGAATGCCCAACATACGAATACTAACGTATAAAATAATACGAATAGCACGTCACTAAAAAAATACTTTGTCATCTTGATTAGATTTTATAATTTCCGTTTCGCTCTTTTGAGCTCATCAGGTAGAGCAATCACTCTACTACGGAGGGTAGTGTCTTTGAAGACACCACCCTGAGTCAGGTTAGTTCCTGAACATAATCACATCGGACTCACTGAACCACTCATCGCAACTGCTACAATGATAGTTCGCAAACATATCGTGCTCCAAATCGTGGAAGCAATTCACACACACGGGCTTCTCATTTGTTATGTCGAACTCACAATCGTCACACTCATCCTCTAAAATATCTATCAGCCTCGCACTCTTCGGCTCCTCGTAACCCATATTAGCAAATATACTCACCTCTTTTGCGCTCTCCTTCTCATCCTCCTCCTCGTACCACTTAACTCTGTTTGGCGCTTGCGTGTACGTACTATGCAAGGTCTGACCATTCGCCCTCTCTCTTAGGTTGAAATAAACCCAACACTTAAGCACCTTGCCTTTCATCTGAATGTCAATCTGCTTACGTCTATACCAAGTCGGGTGACCCTCCAACCTATCCAAGTTAGCAAGTACTGACGCACTCACCTTGAACACATCCACCTCCACATTGAACCCTTGTCCACGCTCCTCAATCAAATAAGGTAGTCCACTAACTACCAAGGGATACTTGTCTTTGGTCTTACCCTTACCCACATACTTTGAACTTGTCAAGTAATGGTTGTAGTTACTATACCCCTTCTTCAACGTACCATACACCGCTATCAGGTTATCCTCAAGGACGTTGTCCTTGCTATACCAAACCCCATCTCTCTGAACCCATAACTCTTTGTTATACATCTGATACGTTCTGCTGTGCGTGTTAACCGACACGAACCTACACTCGTAACGCTCCAACTCTTTCTTCCACTGATGGCGTGGTATCTCACCCAAGTTCTCGGCCAATACCTTTGAGTCACTTTTCTTGTGGTTGCCCAACTCTCTTATCGTCCCGTTCATCATCAACCACTCGTTCTTATTGCTCCCGCATCTGAATGGATGCGTGTTCTCTTTGTTGATAGCACCAATGGTCGCATATCTAAAGTGAGCAATGAATGGCCTCGCTGTATCGAGTACCTTGTACTCTGCTGATTTGTGATACGTTACCTCGAACGTATCTAACCACACAACCCCCAACCCGTGGGGATTGATTCTTGCGGAGGTCTTTGCAACCTCCTGAGGGACTTTCTTACCCTTCTGCTTGATAATAATTACACACATAGACTTGATTTGATTTGTGGGCAGTGTCTTTGAAGACACAGAACCCGATTATTGAACTTGATTTGAACGAAGATACGACATAAATTAGACATTACCAAATTTATTTTTAGTAAACCTTCTTGGCTCTGAACTTTCTTCTATCGTAGTTAGGGGACTCACCCCCTAACTTTTGACACGCCTTGTCAATCGCCTCATACTTTGAGTATGCAACAACCGACAAGACCAATACATTTGCATAGAAGATTTGAAAATAGTGCTGACTTTCCATATTGATTTGATTTAGAATTAATAATCATCCTCTAACCTCTCACCGGCATACGATGGGTCGAAGTACCTATCCTTACGATACGGATACTTGTCACTATCATAGCACTTGTCACACCAATCACCGGTGCCGTAGCCATAGGCGTCACATCTGCTTTCAACTATTTCTTTTGTGTCCTTAGTGCCACACCCTCTACATCTTGGTAGATTCTCGTAGCACCTTTCACATAGGTCATCCTCGAACCACATATCGTGGCGTCCTTGTGGGCGTGAACATATCGAACACGCCCATTGGTCATTTGCTTTTGTCATTTTGATTTTTTTACGTGATAGATTCTGATTCCGTCCTCAACTTTCATATCGATTGGATACACCGACACGAGCACGTCAAGGTAGTGCTTGTACTCTTGTAGCTTCTCATCAGGTAGATAGATAAGCCTATCAATTACATCCTGAATGATTTCATTGCGCTCTCTCTCAGGCGCAACAGTGATTTGTTCTTTTGTCATCTTGATTAGATTTAAAGGGTGATTGATAAAACATACTCGTTGAACTCATCAATGGGCATACTTGAATACTTAACCGCATCCACGTACTTGTCAAAGAAATAACATTCATCCTCTCTCACGATTGTGAACTTTACCGAGTCCGCTCCCGCAAAATAAATAATCTCCATCCACTCATCTAACAATACAATATGCCCTTGTGTTTTTGTCGGGTCATAGATTGCGTACTTGATTCGTGCCGTTGGACATTGCTCGTAGTACACCACGAACAACTCCTCCATAATTTGTTGGCTGTCTTTTGTCATCTTGATTTGATTAAAATGGTTTCCGTTTCGTCCTTTAGGACTCATCAGCCCGAGCAACACACTCAGGGACGGAGTGAGGCGTGTCCGCAATTGCGTCCACACGACACCCCCACTTTTAATAATCCCCACTAAAAAAACAATTAGCTAAGCAACACGATGGCGTTTCTTCAATCGGATAATAATCTGATAGAATACTCGCACTCGCTTGAACATCTTGAGGACGCACCACGATGAAGTAGTTAGGTTGATACACTCCCTCAGTATCTGACTCCATCCTTCTTGATGGTATCCCTTCCCCGTTTAGCAAGTATTCCACCGCTCTTAACCCATCCTCCAATAACGTACGATAAACCGCATACACCGGTCTGCTGTACCCTTGATTCGTCCATACGCTCGTGACATCGAACTCAGGCTCCTGAACATTCCCCTCAGGGATTGAGTCAGCTCCCTGATTCCACGCATCCACGTTCACCCATTCTCCATCCCAATTTCTTTCATTCAAGTACCAACTCCCACCACGTTGCACGATATTGACACCTGATAAGCCATTCAGCCTCTCCTTTGTGGTTGCGCTATCCCAACCGGCATTGGTTATCCATAAGCCATCTCTCCTGATTTCAGCTATCTTATTGTCGAATAGCCATAGGCTCTCGCCATTCGTACGGCTGTTGCCAATTTTAAGTGAACGGCTGTTTTGAAAGGCGTCCACGATTTCCCTTGTGATTTTTCTCATCTTACTTTGATTTAAAGGTTTCAACTAAAGTTTTAACTAAGGCATACAACACGATGGTTACTAAGCCGATAGCTAATAATTCTAAGATTGTAATTGATTGTCCCATTTGATTTTGATTTATTGGTTTCCGTTTCGGCCTTTCGGCCTCGTCAGGCGGAGCACTCACTCCGCTACGGAGGGAGTGTCTTTGAAGACACTCCCGTTGTTGCTACCTTGTCAGGTATTGTGCAATATCCTGATGCACCTCACCTTTCAGAATGTACGTCCTGAATAGTTTAGCAAGTCTTAGCACCTCGTCAGCCTTTGCCGTATCCCCGTTGTACATTGACACGATAACCGGCTTAAGTTTCTTAAGGAGCGCCTCGTGGCTCGTGCCTGATACTGATGCGTTAACTACCTCGTAAAACAGCTCATAGCGTCTCATCATTTGCTTTACTGACTCGAAACGGCTTGGCACCCTAAACTCAAGACAACCACCCTTAACGAGCGCTAATTGGTACTTAGTATGCCAATTGGTGCACTCGTTGTAAGACTGCATACGATTGTTGTAACTGCAATAGTGGTTCGTAAGGCGTTTCTTGAATAAGGCGTAAATGATACCGCAATTTTTACGAACGGCCTCACGCAATTGGTCACCGCTCATCCCGTCCACCGCAATGGTGATATGACCACCGCAACGTCTATCTGATGGCGAATATCTATCATCGATAATCTTTTCAGCCTTGTGCATCATATCATAGACCTTAGTGCGCCATTGACCGCTCGGCAACAATGGGAGCACGTGGGTCACCGCCTCGTAACCGCAAGACCCATCACGCTCGAAACCGCAAAACAATTCATACTCACGCACCGCACCTCGATGCAATTGGTTTTTCTCAACCTCGAACCCGATGGTGAATTTAGCCTCAATGTCTTGACCCTCGAACTTGATGGCCGTACGTTGGTCGGCTTTCTTAAGACCGGCAACGTCAACAACGTGCTTAGTCTTGTTCAAAAATAATGGTGCCGGTTTATGGTGGTAACTTTGCACCACCGCTCGGTCACGTTGACCCGTTGTTTGGTAGATAATTCCGCTCATAGTTATGAATTTTGGTTTTGGATTGAAAATTGTAATACCGAAATAGCCTCACGAATTTGCTCGATGCTGTTAGTGGTTTTCACATTGCCCTCGGCATCGATGCGCACTGATACGTTACCGCCTTCACTTTTGTACGTGAATGTTAGGATGGTTTCAACACGTGTCTCAATTTGAGCCTCACCCGTTGTTTCAGGGTCACCCAATTCGCTTTCGCCTTGTCCACCATCTTGAGCGCCTGATTCCACCGCTTTAGCGAATTTCAATAATCCCTCAAGTGAACGATTCGGGTCTTCACCTCGTGCCTCGGCCTCATTGCACTTTAGCACGAACGTCTCAACTATTTCCTCACGTTCTACCTTTAGTTTACCGGCCTTGACTACTTTGTAGAAAAAAGACTTTTGCCATCCAAAAACTTTCTGTCCAATCTCCTCATTCGTCCAACTGATGCCCTCTTCAGCGCATACACGTTGGCCGTCTTCTGATTGAAACCACGTTACCGCCTTAATTACCAATTCACTCAAGGCCAAAGTTTGTTCAAACTTTTTCTTCTTAGCGTTTACGATGGTACGTTGAACGCTCCTAATTTCTTGCAAGTTCAAGCTCTGCTTGACTATCGGCAGATTCAGGAAACTGCTTTCGATGCTTAGTAATTGACTCATAGTGTTTAAATTTTGATTATTAATTGTTTAATTCTTTCTCAAATATAGTTCATTACTTGATACTGCAAAACTTTTTTAATCTTTTTTTTATTTGATATGTGGAAACTCAATAGGATAAGGCTATTCAAGGCGCTGAATAATGTACAAAGTTTATGCAATGAATAGACGGAGGAGGGTCTAAAGCCTCTCTCTTGTCCCTTTCTCTCTCGTTTAGTGTCTTTGAAGACACAAAAGGCGGTGCAATGGCGGTGACGGGAGCGAATAAGCAAGTCTCAGGCGGTTCGTTGTACGTATTACGAGGGACGGGCAAGGAAAGGAGCGGACTAAGGCGCTCCTTTCCATCGATGGCGCTACTAAAAAGCTAAAAAATTAGCAAGGAAAGTTTAAAACGTGTACCCGTACCCGTCAAAAAAAAGTCATTTCCTGTCGGGGGTCCTATCGCCAAAAACCCCCTATAGCCCAAACACTATGAGTATCTGAAAAAGTTTTATCTTTACCCTGAAATATTTCACACTTCAAAAACAATTATTATGAAATTAAAATTTGGAAATTCTGTTTACAAGGCAGACTTATCAAACAGCATCTACCAACAGAAGGGTGCAGGCTTTGGTTTGAATGTTAGTGACGGTATGTTAATTAACAATCGTCCTGATGGTATGACCGGCATTCGTCAAGCTGCTGATTTAAAGAAGGTAGTTAAGAAAGCAGAGAAGGTTCAGATGATGGCTGAGGCTGTTTACTTAGGTAACATTAAGACTGAGATGATGGAAGGACCGGAAATGGATTAGTCCTAAAGTAAATCAACTCGGTAAATTAGGAGGGCTCATTATTGAGCTCTCTTTGTTTTTATACCTATCAATGTCAATATTGACATTTTCATCCTGTTTTTATGTCGATTTTATGTCGATTTTATTTTTCTAACTTATTGATTATTAATACTTTATTCTTTTAATGTCGAAAATGTCGATTTTTAAGAGAAAATAATATGGGAAAAAAATAATAAAAGGAGGGAATATATATAGAAGAATAGGGGAATTTTATTCGCATTTACGACACGAAGGTGTTGTAAATAATAGTAAACCCTTTACTACATTACGTTTCAGCCAATGTCGACTTTTTAATATCCGACATTTAATCGTCATAAAACGACATTATTCTTTCAAAAACCGACATAGACCTATCACCCTAACGGGTGCAATCTACCTTATGGCATAAATTTATTTTCAAAATACCACTTAATATACCACGTATTGACTATATTTGTACCATACAATTAAAAATCAAATCAAATGGTAGAAACATCAGGTATTGGGTACTCACCCAAGGATTTGCAGTTCGGTTCGGATGGAAGAAAGAAACTTATCAGTGGCGTTGTCAAGATGTCCAAGGCTGTTAAGTCAACACTCGGACCAAGTGGTAACACTGTGCTTATTGAAAGTCCACATCACACACACGGCATTACAGTTACTAAGGATGGTGTCACAGTTGCTAAGTCAATTGACTTGATTGACCCAAGTGAGAACTTGGCAGTTAAGATGATGAAAGAGGCAGCAGATAAGACAGCAACCTCAGCAGGTGATGGTACGACAACGGCTATTGTCTTGACAGAGGGATTAGTACTTGGAGGACTTGAGCATATCAAAGATGATATGAACAGAACTGAGGTACTGAGACATATGGTGGACATAACAAGCAAGGTGGTGGACAAGTTAAAGCGTAAGGCTAAGAAGGTCAGCAGTAGTATGCTATTAGATGTGGCAGCTATCTCAGCTAACAATGATAGAGAGATTGGACGAATCATATCAGAGGTTTATAAGGACGTGGGTAAGACGGGTATTGTCACAGTGGAAAGAAGCCAAACGGCAGAGACATATGCTGAGACAACTAAAGGTTTGAAATTTGACAGAGGGTATTTAAGCCCGATGTTTATCAACGACCAAAAGAAAGACGAGTGTGTGTTTGAGGACGTGATGGTTTTGGTAGCTGATATGGAGATAGCGAATATACTTCAGATTGAGAATGTATTGAAGCCAATTATTACTGAGGGCAAGAAGTTGTTGATTATCTCTCCGTGTAATACAAATGTTGTGAACACACTTGCAGCTAACTCAGTTAAGGGTAACTTAAAAGTAGTTGCAGTTCCTCCGCCTAACTTTGGATACAAGCAGCACGAGTTGATGCAAGACATTGCCATTAGTGTAGGAGCGACATACTTTAGTGAGAAGACGGGTGACGACATCAGCCATATCAACTATGCTGACTTGGGTCACGCTGCTAAAGTAATAGTGAGCAAAGACAAAACAATTATTATTCGTAGTGAGGCTAAGGCTGACCTGAAATTAGTTGAGGAAAGAGTTAAGCAGTTATGGGATGCGCATAAAGAAGCGACTAAGAAAGGTGACAAAGACTTTTTATTGGAGCGTATTGCGTCACTTACGGGTGGCATAGGTGTTATTTTTGTGGGCGGTCAGACTGACTTGGAGCAAAAAGAGTTGTATGACAGAGTTGATGACGCTGTGTGTGCAGTAAGGTCGGCTCTTGAGGAAGGGATTTTACCGGGAGCAGGTAAGGCATTACTTGACGAGAGTGCTGAGTTGGGTGAATCAAGTAATAGTGCTGAGTATGATGCTGCATTAAGCATTGTTCGTAATGCACTTATGGCTCCATTCCAACAAATACTTGCTAACGCAGGACTTAAACCAAGCGATGTGTACAAGGATAGTACACCTGTTGGTCACGGGTACAACCTTAAGACCGGTCAAATGGGTGACTTGATTGAGATGGGTGTTATTGACCCGTTAAAAGTTACAAGGTCAGCGCTTCAAAATGCTGTCAGCGTAGCTGTCACAATCCTAAGCACTAATGCAATTATCACAATGGCTCGTACATACGAGCAACAGCAATAAATGTTCCACGTGGAACATCACAATTAAATTAAATTATGAAACCAATTGGCAAATACATTGTAGTAAAAGACATACAAGAGACAGTAACTACTGAGAGCGGTCTGATATTGTCAGGTGAGGATACCAATCAGCTTAGATATAAGCGTGCATCGGTGATAGCACCCGGCACTGACGTAAGTGTTATTGACGAAGGTGACGAGTTGTACTATGACAAGGCGCATAGCTTCACGATGCTGATAGATGATTTGCAATATACTATTATCTCAGAGCGTGACGTGGTGGTGGTGCTTTAATCGTCTTCTTTGTTCTCACCTTTTGGTGACCTATACTTATTGGCTTTGTTATATGCGTTCATTTCAAGAATCATATTGCGATAGACCTTATCGTTATAGGACACATTCTTTAAAAACATTGTGTTATACGAATTACTAACGGGGATTTCTTCCCCGTTTAGTTTTTTATAGATGTCAACAATAAGGCGTTTGCACTTATCACTTAGTTGGTATAGTGCCCTGTTCTTTGCTCTCATTCTAAAACGCTCAATCCATCCTTGCTTAAGTAGTCTTCCAAATCTTGACTTGTCCCAACTAACAAGCTCGGCAAAATCTTCAAATTGCTCTCTGCCAAAGTAACTTTCTGAGTATAAGAACAATAGGATGTCGAGGTCGGCTTGGCTTAATTTATGCTTTGACTTAACATAATACCTGATGACCCTCCAAAATTTTAGATAGTCGGTTGGGTGTGATTTCATTTAATTAAATTTTATTACATTTGTATTACAAAGTTATTAAAATTAAAAACTAAAAAGATGAAATCAACTCCAAATTTACCGGCATCATCAAGAATGAAAATGCCTTCAGGTGGTGGACCGCAAATCAAGAACGCATTAAAAGGCAAAGCATTAGCTATGGCAGGTGGTGTTCCTTCTAAAGGCGCTAAGATTGCTGTAAAAGCTGCAGGTGTAGCTAAAAAATTAGTTAAAAAAGCAAAGTAAAAAATTATGGCAAAGTCAAAATTAATTGATGAGTTACTTCAGGATGATGTGCAAATATCAGAAGAGGCGATTGCTGAAATAAAAAAAGCAGCAGCTCCTAAAGATGCATATGCAATGCCTGAACCAAAGAAAGTAGTTCAGTATCCGGGTCACGCAAGACGTGATTTTAGAAACTAATTACGATGGCCGACAAGTCAAAAATGCAATGTAACCGTCCTACTGCTTCGGATAGACCGGGAAAGAAAAGAATGGTTAAAGCCTGTTCCGGAGGGGAGGAAAAACTCCTCCACTTTGGAGCAAAAGGTTATGGTCATAACTATTCTGCTGCAGCTCGTAAGAGTTTTAGAGCAAGACATAGTTGCGACACAGCAAATGACAAGTTAACACCAAGATATTGGGCGTGTAAAAATTTATGGGCAGGCAAAGGCGGTTCAACTGCAAGCAGTCCTAAAAATCGTAAAGGAAAATACTAATGAAAAAAGTTGTTAAAAAAGTAGCAAAGAAAAGTTTCCCTGACGTAAGTGGAGATGGTAAAGTAACAAAGAAAGACATATTAATTGCTAAGGGAGTAATTCCTAAGAAAAAGAAATAATATGCCAAAGGACGCCTGTTATAGAAAAGTTAAAGCATCGTACGATGTCTTTCCATCGGCAAGGGCTTCACAAGCCATTGCTAAATGTCGAAAGGGGTCAGGTGTTGTGAGAAAGACTGAAGCAGGTAGTAGTTTGAAAAGATGGGAGAAAGAGAAGTGGCAGGATACCAAGAGTGGTAAAGCCTGTGGTGCAGGTGGTAGCAATGAATATTGCAGGCCAACAAGAAGAGTGTCTTCAAAGACACCGAAAACAAAATCGGAAATAAGTCCTTCTAAACTTGCCTCTAAGAAAGCTGAGAAGTCAAGAGTTGGTATGGGTAGAAGGGTTTCAAATATTTAAAATCTAATCAAATGCAACAGCAACAAAAAAGTAAAGGTCTTGGCGATACCATTGAAAAAATCACAACTGTTACCGGCATTAAGAAGGTAGTAGAGACTGTAGCGAAAGCAGCAGGTAAAGATTGTGGTTGCAAGCAACGCAGAGACGCATTAAATAGAGCATTTCCTTATCAAGATAAAAAATAAAAAATATGTCAGTTTTTAAAACAACATTTTCAAGAGCATTAACTGTTATCCCTACGGACAACGCAAACGTGCCATACCCTGCTCTTATTAGCTCAGGTACTAATACAAGTGCTGTTGCTAATCAATTGGTAAACACAACAGGTAACTTTATTAATTTGAATGTAAAGACAGGTGATATTGTGTATAATACAACTGATGGTAGTGCTGCAACTGTTGTATCTGTAACAAGCGCAACTGTGATTGTATTAAATGCAGATATTTTTGCTGCAAGTGGTAAAGTATATACTATCTATCAAGCAAGTCCTCAGACTTCTAATGGAAATCCGGGATGTTTCTTGTATGTAGGTGGTGCAGGTAACGTAAGAGTTACAACCATTGGTCAAGATATAGTTACATTTACTGCTGTTCCTGTTGGAACCGTATTACCTGTTCAGGTAGTAAAGGTTCACTCAAGCGGTAGCGGTACAACAGCAACTCTTATTAACGCACTTTGGTAATTTGATTGTTATGATGAACAACCAAGAAAATAATAGACTTGATATTATGGCAGAAGAATTAGAGTCCATTAAGGGCAATATGGCTGAGATGAAGACTATGTTAAAAGATGTCTACACTCTTTTGGCCGGTAACCCTATAGATAAAGATTCAAATGGTTTGATAAGCGAGTTTAAAGAAGTAAAGAAAGAATTAGGTGATGTTAAGGCAGAACTTAAAAAGTATAAGTCTTACTTCTATGCGTTGGTTACATTGGTTGGATTAGGTGCATTAAAAGTTATCACTGAATTTATAGTTAAAAAGTAATGGCAAAAATTACAAACAGTACTTCTTATGTAAAGAAGTCAAAGACAAGAGGTGTTGCTGCTAAAAGCAAAACAAGTACAAACAAGAATAGTAAGTTGTATAAGAAACCTTATAGGGGTCAAGGAAAATAAAATAAATACAATGGCAAAGAAATCAATAGGTGATAAAATAACAGACACTGCTACAGACAACCTAAAGTTGCCTGTGACATTTAAAGAGTTTAGCAAGAATCCCGTTGTGGCTACTTTGTTTATTGTCCTTATGGCTATTGGGTATTTATACATAGACATCAAGACAACATTCAAAGAGCAAGGTGTTTCTCAAAACATTAGGATTGAAAAATTAGAGAATAGAGTTGATGTAGTTAGTGATGCTTTAAGAAGAAGTGATTCATTAAAGGCTGTTACAAGCACTAAGTTAAGTACGCTTGTGCAGTTAGGTAAAATACAAGAAATAAAATGAGGTATTTAATATTTATGATTGTGTTGACATCTTGCCAAGCTATGACTCAGAATGTAAGTGAAGAGCAAAAGAAGGAGATGGAGTTTGAGAAGATGATGCAAAATGTAGACAATCAAAACAAGTTAACTACTCAAGCACAAGCTGCTGCTGCTAAAAAAGAAAGCGCTATTGTGACTCAGACAGTCAATAAGATTGTTGATTTAAAAGAAGAAGTATTCAATTTAAAAGTAGAATTAAATGTATTTAAGGCTAACTCTGACTCTGCTATTGCTGACACTAATAATAAATTCAAGTTATTGCCAATATCCAATTATTAAGAAGATAGGCAATGACTCTGTTATTTTGATGACAATAAAGCAAGGAGAGCAAATAAATAAATCATACGAGATTAATAAGAATAGAATAGATTCTTTGAAGAAGTTAGTTGATAGTAGCATTAAAGTAAATGATTCTATTTTAATAGCAAGTGATAGTACTAAAAACGTACTGACATTAAAGGCAAATGAGTATCGTTTAAGATATGAGGAGAGATTAAATATGCCAATTAAATATAAATATCACGATGATGGATGGGATTTTATTCAAAAAATGGCGTTAATTTTGGTAATAGTAGTTCAGTTTTTTACAATAAATAATTAATATGAAGAAGATATTTGGTTGGTTAGGAGGGTTTTTTTCCTCAGAAAGTGGAACGTCAAGCAAAAGATTAGTAGGTATAATAGGAGCGTTTGCTCTTTTTTACACCCTATATGACAATTCAAAGACACACGGGGAGTTTGCTCCGGCTGATTCACTTGTGTGGGCAACATTCGCTCTTAGTGCTGTAGCATTAGGGCTTACTACCATTGAGTCAGTAACAGGATTAATTAAAGGATTTAAAGAAACCGAAACTAAAAAAGAAGAATAATGAAAGACGAAAAAACATTAGAGCGAATCCAATTGCTCCACCCTAAGTTAAGAGATGAAGCGTTAACTATGTATGATGAGATTGTTGCAGCTTTAACAGGCACAGCAGCTTGTCGTTTTGCTTATACGCTTAGAACATTTGCTGAGCAGGACGGATTGTTTGCTCAAGGAAGAACAAAGCCGGGTGCTATTGTTACTAAAGCTAAAGGCGGTCAGTCTTACCATAACTATGGCTTAGCTATTGACATTGTGCTTTTAGTAGACAAAGATAAGAATGGTACTTTTGAGGCTGCAAGTTGGGACTTGAAGACTGACTTTGATGGTGATGGCAAGAGTGATTGGCAAGAAATTGTAGCTATTTTTAAAAGATATGGCTATGAGTGGGGTGGTGATTGGAAATTCGTAGACGCTCCTCACTTTCAAAAAACACTTGGTAAGTCTATTGCAGAATTACAATCATTACATAAAGCAGGCAAAGTTGACAAGAATGGCTTTGTATTAATCTAATAATATATGAGGAAGTATCTTACATTATTGTTGGTTAGTTCCTTACTATTCTCTTGTGCCTCAAGAAAGGTAATGGTGACTAAGACGGAGGTTCAAACATATATCGACAGCACGGCTGTCGAAAAGAAAGATAGCGTTTCTGTTCAGCAGAACGCTATTTCTATTAATGAGGAGACTGAAGAAGTTGAGATAGTACCTATTGATACAGCTAAACCTATTATTATAGGGGACAAGAAGTATTACAATGCCACTATTAAGATAAAGAAGGCACGCAAGCAAGTAGTGGATACGTCCAAGGTAACTGTTTCTAAGTCAGTTGAGAATAAGGTTTCAGTCAAGAAAGACGTTAAATCTAAGGTCTTTGACAAGAAGGTTGACAAGAAAGCAAACTACCTATTTTATATATGGCTAATGCTTATACCTATTTCCCTTTGGCTTATATGGAGATTCGGAAGAAAATGATAATTTTTATTTACTATATTTGTACAAATTAAAAAATCAAATTAAATGGCAAACTTAACAGCAGAAGAATTAGAATTTATTAAGACAGGTTCAGCAGAGTACACTAAGATTAAAATTGGTCTTGGCGAACTTGAATTGCAAAAACAAGGGTTAATCAAACAGGCTCATAGTATTATTGAAGCCTTTACTAACAATGAGAAAGTTCTTATTGAAAAGTATGGTGCTGATTCAGTAATTAATATGCAAACGGGAGAGGTGACTCAAAAAGAAAAGCAAAATGGGAAAAATTAATTCGTATCCTACTAATGCTGTACCGCAGTTAAATGATAAACTTGTAGGTACAAGGGTTGGTAATGCACCTGCAAATGCAACCTATAACTTTACTCCGGCAGATTTGTTAGCTTTATTTGAGGCAAACTTTAATTCTCCGGCTATTGTTATTGCTGATGTGCCTGTGTATGCAGATAATGCAGCAGCTTTATTAGCCGGGTTAACAGAAGGTCAATTATATAGAACAGGAGATTATTTGAAAGTAGTACATTAAAAAATTTTATAGCGGATGTCAAAGATTAGTACATACGAAGTCGCTCCCGTACCTAAATTGGCCGACAAGCTAATTGGTACAAGCGTTGGTGGTGAAATAGAAGACGTAACGTATAACTTTACGCTGCAAGAATTGTTAGATGTATTTCTTCCTGTCATACCCGCAAATAACTTGCAGGGTGTTTTAGATTATGGCAATACAGCTACGCAAGATATTAACTTAATTGGTACCATTACTACTACCAATCTTGAGGTAACAGATACCGCAAATTTTTTAAATAGCTATTTTGTAGGAGATACTCATATTCAAGGTGGCTTATTTGATTCAGAGGATTCAATTGGATTAGCGGGTCAAGTACTTACAAGCACAGGAGAATTTGTAGAATGGGTTACCCTTCCTCCAATTTTTACTCCTAATTTACAACAAGTATTAGAAGAAGGTAATACTTCTACTACAGGTATTATATTAGATGCAGGTCTTGAAGCGTTAGATGTTGATACAGATACTGCAACAATTAATACCAATATTACAATTGATGGTACTATTACAGATGGAGATGCTTCTGTAGGAGCAGCAGGTACTGTGCTATCAAGCACAGTTACAGGCGTTAAATGGGTAGCATTACCTGTTTACTCTGCAACATCACCATTATTATTTAATAGTGCAACAGGTGTATTTAGCATTCAGCAAGCAAACGGAAGTCAAAGTGGATTTTTAAGTTCATCTGATTGGGTTACATTTAATGGCAAGCAAAATGCAGGCAATTATATTACTGCATTAACAGGTGAAGTAACAGCAAGTGGACCGGGTTCGGCAACTGCTACAGTTAGCAATGCTGCTGTAATAGGTAAAGTGCTTACAGGATTTAATCCAACAGCAGGAACAATCAATGCTTCTGATAGCATATTAACTGCATTTGGAAAAACTCAAAGTCAAATTAACGCATTAGTAGGTGGCGTTCAATACCAAGGGGTATGGAATGCAAGTACTAATACTCCTACTTTAACAAGTAGCGTGGGTGTACAAGGTCATTATTATGTTGTAAATGTAGCAGGTAATACCAACTTAAATGGTATTACTGATTGGCAAGTTGGTGATTGGGCTATATTTAGCGAAAGTGTTTGGCAAAAAGTAGACAATACTGAGTCAGTTAGTTCAGTAAATGGGTTTACAGGAGCGGTAAGTCTTACAACTGACAATATCCCTGAGGGTACAACAAATTTATATTTCTTAAATAGCAGAGCAAGATTAGCTTTAAGTGCTACATCTCCTTTAGGATATGATAATGTTACAGGGGTATTTAGTATTCAAGTCGCAAATAGTAGTCAAAATGGTTACTTAAGCAGTACCGATTGGACTACTTTTAATGGTAAGCAAAATTATTTAGGTGGAACCGGATTAGTTAAGTCTACTGCCGGAACTATTACATATATTACTGACAATTCAGGCAATTGGGATACTGCATATAATGATAGTATTATTAGTGCTGCAGTTACAGGTACAGGAACAAAAACATTAACATTAACTCAGCAAGACGCAGGAACGATTACGGCTTCTTGGACTGACTTAGGACTTACTTCGGTAGGTGTATCTATGCCAAGTGCATTTAATGTCGCTAATAGTCCATTGACTGCCAATGGAACGATTGCAATAACAGGAGCAGGTAATGCTTCTCAGTATGTTAGAGGTGATGGTACTTTAGCTGTTTTGCCAACAGGTGGTGGCGGTGGTGGTGCTTCTGTATCTTATTATTTGAATGGTTCAATTAATCAAGGTACAATAGGCGGTGTTACTTATTATGAAATGAATAAAGTACCTGTAATAGGTGCGGGTACAGATTTTTCAAGAAGTACGAATGGTTATATAGCATCTTTTTTAACAGATGTTAATGACCCTGCTTTATTACAAATCCCTGCAGGTAATTGGAATTTTGAAACATATTTTAATGCAAGTTCAGGTGGTGGTTCTCCTACATTCTATATTGAACTATATAAATATGATGGTGTTGTTTTTACTTTAATAGCATCTAATAGTGCAAGCCCTAAATTAATTAATGACGGAACAAGTATAGAGGCTTACTTTAATGCTTTAGCTGTTCCTCAAACAGCTTTAACATTAACGGATAGATTAGCAGTTCGTATTTATGTAACAACGGCAGGTAGAACAATTACTTTACATACTGAAAATAGTCATTTGTGTCAAGTTATAACAACCTTTACAACAGGAATCACTGCAATAAATGGGTTGACTGCACAAGTACAAAACTTAACCACAGGAACAAGCGGAACTGACTTTAATATAAATTCACTTGTAGATACACATACTTTTAATTTACCTGTGGCTTCGGCTGCAAATACAGGTAAGTTAAGTTCAACTGATTGGAGTACTTTTAATGCTAAGCAAAACGCTTTAACATTAACAACAACAGGAACAAGTGGTGCTGCTACTTTAGTAGGTGCTACACTTAATATTCCACAATATACAGACCAATTTGTTGGTACAGTTACATCAGTAGCTGCATTGACATTAGGTACAACAGGAACAGATTTAAGTTCAACTGTTGTAAATAGTACTACAACTCCTGTAATTACATTGAACGTACCTACAGCAAGTGCTGCCAATCGTGGTGCATTAAGCGCTGCTGATTGGTCAACATTTAATACTAAAGTAGGTAGCGTTACTGCAAGTAGTCCATTAGCATCAAGCGGTGGTTCTACGCCAAACATTACAATTCAACAATCAAGTGGTAGTCAGGATGGATATTTAAGTTCAACTGATTGGACTACTTTTAATAATAAACAAGCGGCAGGTAATTATATTACAAGTTTAACGGGTGAGGCTACAGCAACGGGTCCGGGTGCTGCTGCAGTTACTTTAAATAATGCTTCAGTAACAGGAAAGGTTCTTACGGGAGTTAATATAACAGGAGGAACAGTTCAAGCGACTGACACAATGCTTACAGCATTTGGTAAGCTACAGAATCAAATCAATGGTTTGATTGGTAGTACAATTTATCAAGGTACTTGGAATGCTTCTACTAATACACCTGCGTTAGCAAGTGGAGTTGGCGTAAGAGGATATTACTATATTGTAAGTGTTGCAGGTACAACAAACCTTGATGGAATCACAGATTGGTTCGTAGGGGATTGGGCAATATTTGATGGTACAGCTTGGCAGCAGGTAGATAATACAGACGCTGTAGTAAGTGTAAATGGACAGACAGGTGCTGTTAGCTTAACAACTGACAATATTCCTGAAGGAGTTACTAATCAATATTATTTAGATAGTAGAGCACGTGCAGCTTTAAGTTTTACTGCAGGTAGTGGTGCTTACAATAGCACTACAGGTGTTATTACTATACCAACTAATACAAGCCAATTAACTAATGGTGCATCGTTTATAACATTAGCGTCATTAAGTGGTACAGCTCCTATTCAGTATAACAATACTACAGGTGCTATAAGTATCACTCAATCAGGTACAGCAAGTAATGGATTTTTGTCAAGCACTGATTGGAATACATTTAATAATAAGCAAGCAGGTTCTACTAATTTAACTTCTTTAGCAGCTTTAACTTTTGCGTCTACTTCTTTTGTAAAAATGACTGCGTCGGGAACTTTTGCTTTAGATACTAATACTTACGCTTTAGCATCTGCTTTAGGTAATTATCTTCCATTAGCAGGTGGTACTTTAACAGGTGCTTTAGTTGGAACAACTGCTAACTTTAGTGTAAATGTAAATAATAGTAATAGTGGATTAGATTTAACAAATAGTGGTACTCTTGGATATGGTAATTCAATAAACTTTTATCAATCAGCTACTAAAGCAGTTCAAATATTTGCTGAAAGCTCAGCACCAAATACAAGTGAAATAGAATTTAGAACAATTGTTGGAGGTACACTTGCAAAAAGATTTAAAATTGAAGCTAATGGTGCTGCTACATTTACTTCAAGTATTACTGCGTCTTCTTTAATTAAAAGTGGAGGGACATCTTTACAATTTTTAAAAGCAGATGGTTCTGTTGATTCTAATACTTATGTTACTCTTGATACTACTCAAACAATTAGTGGTACTAAAACTTTTAGTTCAGTAATTGGTGCAACGGCTTCAGCAGTATTTAATGCAACAGGAAGGGGTACTGATTATCAATATGCAGATATGACCAATACAAGTGGTCGTATGATTATTGGAGTTGATAGTTCTGTAGGTGGTTCTATTATTCCTTCAAATTCACAACCTTATTCAGTAAGTTTTGGTACAGATAAAAATAGATTTTTACATTTATTTACAAATGATTTACCAAGATTAAACATTACAGGAGGTGGTAATGTACTTATAGGTACTCTTACAGACGGAGGATACAAACTTGATGTTAGTGCTAAAGGTAGATTTTTTTCTTCTGTTGGTGCTGAAGTGCTTAGAGTAGAAGGTCCAAATACTACTGATAATTTTATATCTGTTTACTCGGGTGGTATTCATATATTTTTAGATGCAGATAATTCTAATTCTGCAGGTATTGTAGGAACACAGTCTAATCATCCATTAATTTTTAGAACAAACGGAGCAAACAAAGCAAGATTTAGTGTTGATGGAAATTTATTATTAAATACAACAACAGATGCAGGATATAAATTAGATATTAATGGAACAGGAAGGTTTACAAGTAATTTAACAATAGGTTCAGGCAGTTTATTAATATTAGGAAATTCTAATGATGCAAATTCAATGCAGATTTGGAACTCACAATCAGGAGCTTCTAATAATTTACTTATTTATGATAATGCCGCAAGTGCTTATAGATTTGTTATAGGTAGTAATGGAAATACGGCAATCGGAACAAGTAGTCCAAATGATAAATTAACTATTGCAAGAAATGCAGCAGATAATTCAGGTGGAGTAACATTGTATAATGAAAACACTTCAGGATATGGTTCTGCATTAACTTTTAGAGTTAATTATGCGGGAGTATATAATACAAGTAGAATACACGGAGATTGGGATACAGGAAATAGCGGTGCTTTGCATTTTTTTACAGCTAATACAAGTCAATCTTTAGTAGAAAGAATGACAATAAATGGTGTTGGAAATGTATTCATAAATACAGGTGGAATTAGTGGTGGTGGTGCATTACAAGTAAATGGTAATGTAAACATTAATGGAGTATTTCAAATAAATGGTACTACTATTGGAGGTGGTGGAGGAAGTGGTGTTACAGGTAGTGGAACAAGTGGATATCATTCTAAGTGGACAGGTGGAACATCTTTAGGAAATGGAGTTTTATACGATGATGGAACAAGGATTGGATTAAATACTACTTCTGCGGTTACTGCTACAAGATTTCAAATTGATTATAGTGGTTCAAGTAATTATGGAATATTTATTAACCAAACTACTTCGAATGAAGCTACAATGCGTTTTAAGTCTACTCACGATGCAAACTCGGATTATAGAATAGGTGCTTCTATATTGATTAGTTCGGCTTTTGAAATTTATAGTACAAATGCAGCATCTACAAGATTTGCGGTTGCAAGTAATGGTAATATTCTTATAAATACTACAACAGATGCAGGATATAAATTAGATGTGAATGGTACTGTTCGTTCAACAGGTGGTTTCTTTGATACTTCAGATAGTAGATTAAAGATTATTGTTAAAGATTACAAACAACCAAAAGGAATTGAAAATGTTGTTGCAAGAATGTATGTTAAAAATGGCAAACAAGAATTAGGTTATTATGCACAAGATTTACAAAAAATATTACCAAGTGCAGTTATAGAAGGTAATGATGGTTTCCTTGGTTTGTCATATTCTCAGGTTCATACTGCTAAGATATCAGTAATAGAGAGCGAAATTGATATTCTTAAAAACAAAGTGTCTGAATTAGAGTTTAAACTTCAAAAATACGAAGCATAATGAGGACCACAAATGCACTAATAACTTTTTCAGATGCAAATATAATGGGTCTTTATCCGCTTACATCAGCACCTTCAAGTACAAATGAAGTTATGACTAAAGCTGATTTGAATCAGTGGTTTTATATGGATAATAGCATTGAGCCATTTAAGTCTTACACAAATAATCGCTGTCCAAGATACCAAGACGTATTAGGTGCGGCATTAGGTGCTTTACCTAATTTTTATTTATATGATGTAACAAGATTATCTATTCCGGGAGCAACAGGTGCGTTTTTTACTTATTTGGCTCCTGATGGTTCTACACAAACTATTCTTCAAAACACATTTGGTTATGTTGGAAGATTTTGTATGCAGGAAAATTCATATCAAAATAACCAATATCTTGTTTATTCTATATCACAAGTAGGTATTTGTTATCCTGATAATACAGGAACTACATATCCAAGACCTATTAGTCCACAATACTTAGATAGTAATTTTACATTTACAGTTTCTCCGGGATATCAAGTAAGAGAAGTTGGTATATATAATTCATCAGGAGCATTGGAATGGGCTACAAATGGAGTATATAATAATGATTATTTTTTAAATAGTACTATTTGGGCTGATGGAACTTATTTTATAAGATTTTTTGTTTATGATTTATCTAATAACCTTATTATAAAATATGGATTTCCGGGTTATCCTGCATACAGAGTAGTTTTTTTACAACCTTAATAAAATAAAAATGAAAACAATTGAACCTGTGGTATTCCCACTAAATTTAGGAACGGCAACAATCCTTAACGCTTATTGTATTAATGACAATTTAAGTACTTCAGCTACTTTTTACTATGCACTTTTAACTGATACTCAAAGTCAATTACAACAAGGTAACTTAACAATGACAGGCGAAGTTTATGATAATTGGGCTACAAATGACTATGCTTATAATTGGGTAGCTACTGAAATTGATGTTATAATCACAGGTGATTATGTACCTCCTGTACCTCCGGAGCCTACACCTGAACCAACACCTGAGCCTGAACCAATCGTTGAAGAAACTATTTCTTAGTTCAATATTTATTCATTACTTTTACATTAGCGTACCTTAGGTACGTTAATATTAAAATCTAATCAAATGGAAAACAAAAAAAAGTACAAAGACCTAAACATTTTAGTGGCTTCTATTAATGCCGTTCTTGGTAGTCAGGAAACCAAAGTTCAAAAAAAATTATTCAAATTGTATGAGAAAGTTAAGCCTTTTCACGAGGAATACAATAAGCAACGTGAAGAACTGCGTTTGGATAATGCTGCAACTGACGATAAAGGAATCCTTTTGACAGACGAGAAAGGAGAATACAAGTTCAATAAAGAAGGTGTTAAAAAACTAAGTAAGGATATTGAGACTTTAAATGAAAAAGAATTTGAGTTTAAACCTATTGAGGTTATTAACCCACAAGGTTTAGAGAATCTTATTTTCCTTGAACAGTGGACAAGTGGCATTACATTTAATGAAAAAGAAGCTGAGGAGGAATTATAATGGACATTCGTAAAATATCAATAGGGCCTGATTACAAGGGTGGTGCTATGCACTATATTGTAGGGCAGAAAATCCTTAATGATAGCAACGAGATTCATCTAATTAGGATTAATCCTGAGAAAGAATCTATTCAGATTTACATTATAAACGAGAAGGCAGAAGTAGTGCTTTGGAAAGAGTTTACCTCTGCCATCCCCGTATCCATTGAATATAACATCAACATCTAATGAGGTCGCCATTCTATTTCATAGCCAAGCCGGTTAATGGAAAAAGGTACGATAATACAAAAGAGATAGGAGGCATTGACTTTATTGTCAGCACCTCTGAGGAAGACCATAAGTTTTCCAACCGATTTGCAGAAGTCGTTGAACTACCATTGGGCTACAACGGACCCATTAAACCCGGAGACATACTACTTGTACATCATAACGTATTTAAGTTCTATAACGATATGCGTGGTAGGCAAAAAAGCGGTAAGTCATTCTTTAAAGATGACCTGTTTTTTATTGAAACCGAACAATTCTTTATGTATAAAAAAGGTTCCACGTGGAACGCTTATGATAGATTTTGCTTTGTCAAGCCTATGGGGGTTACTGAAAGCTACATTAAGAAGCCGTTTTCTGAAGAGCCTCTAATGGGCATAATGAAGTATCCTAACGAGTATTTACTTGAGCGTGGCATAAAAGAAGGGGATATGATATGTTTTAGCCCTGATAGTGAGTATGAGTTTACCGTAGACAATGAGAAGTTATATAGGATGTATGACCACCAAATAACAATGAAGTTATGAGCAGTGATACAAAAGCAATAAAATTAAGAATTATAGAGGCAGGATATAAAGCTGTCAATCATCTTGTTAAGGTAGCAGAGGAAGATATTATCAATACCGAATCGGATAATGGTGACGTATCTGCAGACAAGATGAAGAATGCAGCAGCAGCTAAGAAGTTAGCTATATTTGACGCCTTTGAAATATTAAGTAGAATAGAAGCGGAGAAAGAAAATCTTGACTCTGCAGACAAAGGAATAAGTAAAACAGATACAAAACAAGGATTTGCAGAAAGAAGGTCAAAACAATAGTCTGTGCCGTGTACTTGTAGATTACATACCGGCAGCCGTCATATCTAATAAGAATAGAGTGAGGTCGTGGCTATATGGATACAACGACCAATATGACGTTGTTGTTATTTCAAAAACAGGACAAATAGGGGATATAATAGAGATAGAAGGATTGCGCATAGCACTTCCTCTAACTCCTGATAAGTGTCTTCAAAGACACTCCACTAAGGCTGAACAGTATTGGGAGCGTCAAGACCTTCCACGTGAGTTAGCTAAAATACAATCCATATTTCAATGGAATCAAAAGCCAAAAGAGTTTAAAGACAGGTGGGTAGACTATATCGAGAAAGAGTTTGACTATCGTGAGCAAGGTTTTTGGTTTATGAATAACGGAGTCAAAACCTATATCACGGGCTCTCACTATATGTACCTACAATGGTCGAGTATTGACGTGGGTTATCCTGATTTTCGTGAAGCTAATAGAATCTATTGGATATTTTGGGAGGCTTGTCGTGCTGACCCAAGGTCATTTGGAATGGTCTATCTTAAGATTAGACGTTCAGGATTCTCCTTTATGTCATCTTCAGAGTGTGTGAATATAGGCACCCTCGCACGTGATGCACGTATAGGTATCTTGTCTAAGACGGGTGCTGATGCTAAAAAGATGTTCACCGATAAGGTTGTGCCTATTAATAGCAGACTCCCATTCTTTTTTAAACCGATTATGGATGGTATGGACAAGCCAAAGACCGAATTGGCCTTTAGAGTTCCTGCTGCAAAGATTACTAAGAAAAATATGTACGAGTCCGATGACAATGAGATTGACGGACTTGATACTACAATAGATTGGAAGAATACAGATGACAACTCTTATGATGGAGAGAAGCTATTATTCTTAGCACACGATGAGAGTGGTAAGTGGACTAACCCTGTGAACATTAAAGAGAATTGGCGTGTAACTAAAACTTGTTTAAGATTAGGTAGTAAGATTATCGGCAAGTGTATGATGGGCTCTACCTCAAATGCCTTATCACGTGGAGGGCAAAACTTTAAAGATATTTACGAGCAGTCTAATGTAAAGAACAGAAATGCCAACGGACAGACTAAAAGTGGCCTATATGCCATATTTATCCCTATGGAATGGAATATGGAAGGCTTTATTGATAGATATGGTCATCCTGTATTCCGTAAGCCTGAAGAGCCTTTAATGGGCGTTGATGGCAATTGGATTAAAAACGGAGCCATTGACTATTGGGAAGCTGAGGTTGACTCTTTAAAAAGTGACGCTGATGCACTGAACGAGTTCTATCGTCAGTTTCCAAGAACTGAGTCTCACGCATTTAGAGATGAGAGCAAACAATCATTATTTAATTTAACTAAGTTATATCAGCAGATTGATTACAATGACTCAATGATTAAAGAGCATTATTTAACTCGTGGGTCATTCTCTTGGAGAGATGGCATAAGAGATACTGAAGTAATATGGACACCCGATACACGTGGTAGATTTCTTATTAGTTGGGCACCACCAAAGCATATGCAAAACAATGTGCACATACGCAATGGGATTAAATATCCCGGCAATGAGCATCTTGGTTCATTTGGTTGTGACTCATATGATATATCAGCCGTAGTAGGTGGACGTGGTTCTAATGGTGCATTACACGGTATGACTAAGTTTCATATGGACGATGCGCCTGTGAATGAGTTTTTCTTGGAGTATGTTGCTCGTCCACAGACGGCAGAGATATTCTTTGAAGAGGTCTTGATGGCTTGTATATTCTACGGAATGCCTATCTTAGTGGAGAATAATAAACCAAGACTTTTATATCATATTAAAAATAGGGGATATAGAGGCTTTTCTATTAATAGACCTGATAAGCAGATGGCTAAATTAACTAAGACTGAGCGTGAGTTAGGAGGTATTCCAAACTCATCAGAAGATGTTAAGCAAGCGCACGCTTCTGCCATTGAGTCGTATATAGAGAAGTTTGTTGGATTAGATTTAGAAGGGAAATACAGAGACCCTGAGGAGATGGGGACAATGCCATTCACAAGAACACTTGAGGATTGGGCAAAGTTTGACATCAACGATAGAACAAAGTTTGACGCCTCTATTAGCTCGGGTTTATGTATAATGGCCAATCAGAAGCATTTGTATGTGCCTGAGAAAAAAGAATCGAAATTAATTATTAACTTCGCTAAATATAGCAATGAAGGAAAAACAAGTCAATTGATTAGATGAAAAATGTAGCAATCGAAATAAATAGTGTGTCCTTTCCAAGTCAGTTAGCTACTGACGCAGAAAAGGCATCTGACACATTTGGTTTACAAGTGGGTCAGGCCATCCAATATGAATGGTTTCGTAAAGATGGAAACGCCTGTAGATACTATAGCCAATGGAGAGATTTCCGTAGATTACGATTGTATGCACGTGGAGAACAGTCTATTGCAAAATATAAAAATGAAATTGCTATTGATGGTGATTTGTCTCATTTAAACTTAGATTGGACACCGGTTCCTATCCTTCCTAAATTCATTGACATTGTTGTAAATGGTATGTCTGATAGACTTTTTAAAGTTAAGACCTATGCACAAGATGCAATGTCTCAAGCTAAGAGAAGCAAGTATCAAGATATGATTGAGGCTCAGATGGTATCAAAAGATATATTAAGCACCATCAAAGAGAAGACAGGCGTTGATACTTTTATGATGGACCCTGAGGAGCTTCCTGAAACTGACGAAGAATTATCATTATATATGCAGCTTAAGTATAAGCCTGCTATTGAGATTGCAGAAGAAGAAGCAATCAATACTATATTTGATGAGAATCACTATGACGATATTAGAAAAAGAATAGACTATGACATTGCTGTTGTAGGTATTGGTGTAGCTAAACACGAGTTCTTATTAGGGACAGGTGTTGAGGTTTCATATGTTGACCCTGCTAATATTGTGTATAGCTATACTGAAGACCCATTCTTTAAAGATTGTTTCTATTGGGGAGAGATTAAGACTCTTCCTATTATGGAATTAATGAAGATTGACCAAAGTCTTACAAAAGAAGATTTACAAGAGATAACTCAATATAGCCAAGCGTGGTATGATTATTATAACGTGGCTCAGTTCTATGAGAACAGTTTATTTAATAAAGACACTTGTACTTTAATGTACTTTAACTATAAAACATCTAAAAAGGTGGTTTATAAGAAGAAGAGACTTGAAGGCGGTGGCTCTCGTGTTATTGAAAAAGATGAGACTTTTAATCCTCCTGTTGAAATGATGGAGGAAGGCAACTTTGAAAAAATAGAAAAGACTATTGATGTTTGGTATGAAGGTATTATGGTAATGGGTACCAATATCTTATTGCAGTGGAAGATGTCTGAGAATATGGTTCGTCCTAAGTCAGCTTCTCAACACGCTTTACCAAACTACGTTGCTTGTGCACCTCGTATGTATAAGGGCGTTATTGAGTCATTATGTAGAAGAATGATACCATTTGCTGATTTGATTCAAATCACGCATTTAAAATTACAACAAGTTATTGCTCGTACTGTACCTGATGGTGTCTTTATTGATGCTGATGGTCTGAATGAGATTGACTTAGGAACGGGTAATGCATATAATCCTGAGGATGCTTTAAGATTATACTTCCAAACAGGTAGTGTAATTGGTAGAAGCTATACTCAAGATGGTGAGTTTAATAATGCAAGAGTGCCTATTACTCAGCTTAATTCAAGCTCAGGTGCAGCTAAAACTCAAATGCTTATTACCAATATGAACCATTACATCGATATGATTAGGTCTGTGACCGGTCTTAATGAAGCAAGAGATGGTTCAAATCCTGACCCTAACTCATTGGTTGGGTTACAGAAATTGGCTGCATTAAATTCAAATACAGCGACAAGACACATCCTTGACGCTTCTTTGTACATTTATCGTTCATTAGCTGAGGCATTAACCTATAGAGTAGGTGACATTCTTCAATATTCTGACTTTAAAGAAGAGTTTGCTAATCAAATTGGAAAGTACAACGTATCTATCTTAAATGATATTAAGGACCTTTATATCTATGACTTTGGTATATTTATTGAGATTTCTCCTGATGAAGAGCAAAAAGCACAGCTTGAAGCTAATATCCAAATGGCATTATCTAAAGGTGACATTAACCTTGAGGATGCAATTGACATTCGTGAGATTCGCAATCTTAAGTTAGCTAATCAGTTATTAAAGATGAAGCGTATTAAGACTCAAGAGCAAAAAGAGAAAATGCAAATGCAACAGCAAGCAATGATTTCTCAACAACAATTGAAGTCTCAGGAGTTGGCAGGACAGGTGGCAATGCAGAAAATTGAAATGGAGACAAGGTCTAAGATGCAAATTAAACAAGCTGAAGTTGCTTTTGAAATTCAAAGAACTGAAGCTGAAGCCAAATTAAAATCTCAATTAATGAGAGAAGAGTTTGACTACAATATGCAACTTAAGGGTATTGAATCAAAAGAAATTACTGATAGAGATAAGATGAAAGAGGATTTAAAATCGCAAAGAATTAGTCAACAAAACACCGAGCAATCTAAGTTAATTAATCAAAGAAAGAACAATCTTCCTCCTATGAGCTTTGAATCAAACGAGGATAGCTTAGATGGATTTGACTTAGCGGAATTTGAACCTCGATAAAATGTCGAAATTTTTATCTATTTTTGTATAAATTAAATCAAATCAAATGGAATTAAAAGTTAGAGCGTTAGACGTAATTGAACCAAAGAGTGTTCAAGAAGTAGAACAACAATTACTTGAGAAACACGAAGAGTCGTTAAATCAAGAAAACAACCAAGAAGAGGAGCTGCAAGAAAATAATGCTGAGCCACAAGTAAACGAGGTTGAATTAAAAGACGAAGATGTTCTTTCATATATTGGCAAAAGATACAATAAGCAGATTAATTCATTAGATGATTTAGTGGCTGAGCGTAAAGAAGCTGAGCAACTACCTGAAGATGTAGCTGCTTTTATGAAATACAAGAAGGAGACAGGACGTGGTTTTGAAGACTTTGTTAAATTATCAAAGGACTTTGAAGCAATGGACCCTGACCAACTTCTTAAAGAATACCTTGCTTCCACACAGGAAGGTCTTGATAGTGATGACATTGAGACATTAATGGATGAGTATAAGTTTGACGTTGAGTTAGACGATGAGTCAACCGTTAAAAAGGCAAAAATCGCAAAGAAGAAAGTTCTTGCTGAAGCCAAGAAATACTTCAATTCCCAAAAGGAACAATATAAAATGCCGCTTGAGTCAAGAATGGGATTTGTTCCGGATGCAGAAAAAGAAGTGTACGAAAGCTATAAGCAATATACCCAACAGGCAAAGACCATAGAAGAGGAGAACAATCGTAAGCGTCAATGGTTTGACCAAAAGACGAACGAAGTTTTTAACGGAGAGTTCAAAGGTTTTGAGTTCAGTGTTAATGACAAGAAGTTCACGTTTGCTCCGGGAGACGCCAATGAGTTGAAAAAGAACCAAGCAACACCACAAAACTTTATAAACAAGTTTTTGGATGACCAAGGTTTAATGAAAGACGCATCAGGTTATCATAGGTCTTTGGCAATAGCAATGCATCCTGAAAAGTTTGCTAAGTACTTCTACGAACAAGGATTAGCTGACGCCACAGATGATGTTACTCGTAAAATCAAGAACATCAATATGTCTGAGCGCAAAGCTCCTGAAGTAGGAAAGGCTACAGATGGAATGCAGGTGAAAGCGATAAACCCTGATTCAGGACGAAACCTGAAAATTCGCAGCATAAAAAAAATATAAACATTAAAAATTAATTAAAATGGCAGGTTCATTATTAAGTAACCCTACCTTTGCGTTGCAGCCGAGTGCTGAGCAGGTAGCCTTACAAACTAACTACATTACCAACTTTAATTTCTTGAATCAGTATCTTCCTGATACTTATGAGAAGGAATTTGAGCGTTATGGTAACAGAACAATTGCATCTTTCTTACGTATGGTAGGAGCAGAGATGCCGTCTAATTCAGACCAAGTTAAATGGGCAGAACAAGGACGTTTACACATTAAGTACACTAATATTACTTCAGCAGCAGCAGCAGGTGCGGCAACCGCAACTTTCACTGTAGCTGATAGTGGTGTAACTTACATCGCTATCCGTGTTGGACAAACAGTTATGATTCAGAACAATGCATCAGGTGTTTTCAACAAGGCTATCGTAACAGCAGTTCCTTCAGCAACTACTTTCACAGTAGCTTACTACGAGACTGCAGGTCAAGCATTTGCAGTTTCTACTCAATGTACTGTATTCATTTACGGTTCTGAGTTTAAGAAAGGAACTAACGGAATGATTGGTTCTTTAGAATCTGAAGATGATATCTACTCTAACAACCCTATTATCATCAAAGATAAGTATGCGGTTAATGGTTCAGATATGGCTCAGATTGGATGGGTTGAAGTTACTACTGAGAACGGTGCTACAGGTTACTTGTGGTATTTGAAATCAGAGCACGAGACTCGTTTACGTTTTGAAGATTACTTAGAGACTTCAATGATTGAAGCAGTTCCTGCTGCAGCATCTTCAGGTGCGGCAACTGCAGGTTACATTGGTTCTGAGGGTATCTTCTACGTAGTAAACAGCCGTGGTAACGTATGGGGTGGTGGTACTCCAACAACTTTATCTGATTGGGATTCTATCGTTTCTCGTTTAGATAAGCAAGGTGCTATCGAAGAGAACGTAGTATTCGTAAATCGTGGATTAAGTTTCGATATTGACAATATGTTAGCTACATTGAACGGCTACACTTCAGGTGGTGTTGCTCAGTCAGCTTCATTCGGTCTTTTCGATAACGATGTTGATATGGCGTTAAACTTAGGTTTCACAGGATTCCGTAGAGGTTATGACTTCTACAAGTCTGATTGGAAATACTTAAATGACCCAACTATGCGTGGTGGTTTAAACACTACAGCAGGTACTGCAACAGGTACTATCACAGGTTTGATGGTTCCTGCAGGTTCTACTTCAGTGTACGACCAAATTATGGGTAAGAACGCTAAGCGTCCTTTCTTACACGTAAGATACCGTGCTTCTGAAGCAGAAGATAGAAGATACAAGACTTGGATTACAGGTTCTGCCGGTGGTGCTGCCACAAGCGACTTGGATGCAATGGAGGTAAACTTCTTGTCTGAGCGTTGCGTATGTACTTTGGGTGCAAACAACTTCGTATTGTTCCGTTATGGATAATAGGTAGTAAATATACCGGGAGGGTGTCTTCAAAGACACTCTCCCTTTTTTAAATCTAATTAAATTAAATACAAAATGGCAAAAGGTACAACACCTGTAGACAAAGTCTACAAGTTGAAAATAGGAAATCCGCTATCATATACGTTAGCATCAAGAAACCACCCTCGATTCCCACTAATGTGGTTTGACGAGAAGAACAATGTCAATCGTGCATTGAGATATTCAACGAATCAACAGTCCCCATTTGAGGACGAACAAGATGGAAATGCAATTATAGAGCCAATTATCTTTGAAGATGGCTTCTTAAGAGTTCCAAAAAACAACCCTGTATTACAGCAATTCTTACATTACCATCCATTAAATGGTACCATATTTGCTGAAGTAGATAAAGAAAAAGACGCTGCTGCTGAGGTAGAAGACTTAAACTTAGAAGTTGAGGCTTTAATTGAAGCTCGTCAGTTATCACTTGACCAAATTGAAACCCTTACAAGGGTAATGTTTGGGAAAGACCCATCTACCGTGTCTACTGCTGAGTTAAAGCGTGACATATTGGTATTTGCTAAAAGAGACCCTAAAGAGTTCTTAAATATATTAAATGACCCTGAATTAAAGTTTCAGGCTAAAGTTCGTTTATTCTTTGAAAACAAGTTATTGGTATTAAGGAATGGCGAGAAAGAGGTATGGTTTAATACCGCAACCAACAAAAAGAAGATGTTATCTGTTCCATTCGGAGAAGACCCTTATGAGATGGTAGCCCACTTCTTGCAAAGTGATGAAGGTATTGATTCCTTAAAAATGTTAGAAGCGACTTTGGCATAATAGGTTTTGATTATTGATTATTGGTTAGAAGAGGGTACTTATTGTACCCTCTTTTTTTTTATGTATATTTGTAAAAAAAGAAGTAATGATAAACTCAGTAAGAAATACGGTGTTGTCTGTACTGAATAAGAATAACTACGGATACATCTCTCCTTCTGATTTTAATTTGTATGCTCAAAATGCGCAAATGGAAATCTTTGAGGAGTATTTTAGCAGTTACAATACTGTTATAAATTTAGAAAATGCTCGTACCGCAGGCGTTAATTATGCCGATATGGAACAGCCAATTGCTGAGACATTAGAATCTTTTTTAAGAAAAGACTATTTATCTAAAATTTCAGCTAATAGATTCTCGGTACCTACTCCTACTACAACGGGATATTATTCTTATATGATATTAGATGTTGAGTGTAAGCCTATAAGCCTAAAGACAGGCACTAACACAGCAGTTGTAAGTGGTCAATTAGTTGATAGTACTGCATCTTTTACTACCAATAATTTGTCAGCAGGAGATGTGGTAACAAATTTAACTACAAATTTAGTATCCACGGTTGTATCAGTGTTAAGTAATACAGCAATTCAGTTGGATTCAAATATATTTTTAGCAGCAGGAAATGCTTATAGTATATTCTCATCTGCAACTGTTGTACAAGCTGAGAAGGTTATTAATTCAAATATGACACTTCTTAATAATTCTAACTTAACTCCGCCTACAATTCAATATCCTTCATATACTGTACAAGGCACTGATTTGACTATATATCCTGCTACAATAAGCAACAAGGGTCAGGTTCAAGCTACTTACTTCAGGTTCCCTAAGGTGCCTAAATGGACATACATAACGCTTAGTAACGGTGAGCCTATATTTGACCAATCACAGTCTGACTATCAAGATTTTGAGCTTCCTCTTGAAGATGAATATAAATTAGTTACAAGGATTCTTCAATATTGTGGTATATCTATTCGTGAAACGCAGGTTACACAATTCAGTATGACCAAGGAGCAACAAGAAAATAACCCATAAAAAATAAGATATGGCATATATATCACAGTATCAATACTACGAGAATGGGGGTGTTACTCCCGAGGACGCCAATTGGGGGTCGTATCAATATGTTAGTTTACAAGACATTGTAAATAATTTTTTACTGATGTACTCAGGAAACCATTCATTGGTTAACAATGAGGAGCGTTATAAAGTATTATTTCACGCTAAGCGTGCTATTCAGGAGTTGAATTATGATGCATTTAAAGAAATTAAGGTATTGGAGCTTACGGTTCCTGATATGTTGAGATATATATTACCTTCTGATTATGTGAATTGGGTACGTGTTTCATTATATAAAGACGGATGGTTACGTCCATTGTCTGAGAATATTCAAACGCTTTCATCTAAAGCGTACTTGCAAGACAATACAGGTCGTATTTTATTTGACCAAGATGGAAATGCATTAAGTCCTCAGTATTCAAACATAGACTTTGATAGATTGACTAAGACTAAAAAGAGTATCTACTTAAATCAAGGGAATCAATTTAATGGTGAATTAGGTTGGAACTATGATGGAATGTGGTATTTTGAAGGCAACATTGGAACTGCTTATGGATTAAATACAGAGACAGCTAATTTTAATCCTACATTTAATATTGATAGAAAAGCAGGAGTGATTAACTTTGACTCGTCAATGTCAGGTCAGTCTTGTATTCTTGAATATGTTTCTGATGGTATGGAAGGCGGAGACAATTCTTTGATTACGGTGAATAAGTTATTTGAGGCATATATTTATGCCGCAATTGAATATGAAATACTAAGTTCTAAACTTGGTGTTCAAGAGTATATCGTTGCTCGTGCACGTAAGAAAAGAAGAGCGTTGTTAAGCAATGCAAAAATAAGAATTAGCAATATTCATCCGGGCAGACTCTTGATGAACTTAAGAGGATTGGACAAGCAAATAAAATAAAATGGCAAAATTCACGAGGAACTTTACGGCAGGTAAGATGAACAAGGTTATAGACCAACGCCTATTACCTGAAGGAGAGTATATTGATGCTATGAATATTAGAATGGGTTCTACAGAGAACTCAGAGATGGGGGTTATTGAAAACACAAAAGGTAATATACCTCTTACTTCATTGGCGTATATTGACGGAACTCCGCTTAGTTCATCTGCAAGATGTATTGGTGCATTGCAAGATAGTGCTAATGAGACTATTTATTGGCTTATACACGACCCAAATTTCTCAGAAGGAGACACAGGAAAACTTGACTTGATTGTTTCTTTTAATGTCTATACAAATATATTAACCTATCACGTTATCTCTATTGATGATGGTGGAGGTGTTAATACTACATTGAATTTTAATCCAAGTTATTTAGTTACGGGCATTGATATATTAATTGATTTATTGTTCTTTACTGATGATTACAATGCTCCGAGATGTATAAACATCAAAAGGAACTATCCTAATCCAATTGGAAACATAGACCAAATCACAGCAGAGTCTTTGCTTGTTATCAAGAAGCCACCGGTAGAATCACCGAAGGTTGAGCCTATTGTGACTAACGGTCAAGAGAATTTTTTAAATACAAGATTTATATGCTTTGCATATAGATATAGATATATAGATGGAGAGTATAGCGCTACTTCTCAATGGTCTCAACCTGCTTTTGTTCCTAATCCTTTTAGCTTTAGTACTGAAAGTTTTTTGAACGATGGTATGACTAACTTTTGTAACTCTGCTATAATCACTTATAACTCAGGCAGTTCGCTTGTAGTTGGTTTAGATTTATTGTTTAAAACTGCAGATGGTAATATTATTAAGGTAATTGAGAAACTTGACAAGTCTAATTTAGGACTTGCAAATGATACTGAGTATCAATATACTTTTACTAATAGTAAAATATTTACTGTATTGTCAGAAGCAGAATTGCTTAGATTGTACGATAATGTACCAAGATTTGCAAAGGCTCAGACTATTATGGGCAATAGATTGATGTATGGCAACTATGTAGAGGGTTATGATTTAATAGACCAATATGGTGCTCCTGTTAAATTTGAATACACAACTGATTTAATATCAACGCCTATAGGCAATACAAGTATTGCTGATGGTGTTGATTCAGGTAATTACTCAATCAACGGAAGTGTGACAATTGCTAATGCAGTTGTTACGTTTGATTTAGCAGGTCAAAATTTAGTTTCAGGTTCTTCAATTAATTTAGATGTTAGCTTAACGCATTCTGAATTTACAGGCCAAGTTCCATTCCCAACTGAGACAACAGATATAGTTAGATTAAACTTTGCATTTTTCTTGTCTACTAATTATGCGTCAGTATATGATTTAGCTACAAGTGTTGAGTTTCAAAACGCAGTTGGTACTGCAGCTAATATTCAACTTATTGCAAATGCTTGTAATGGTACAACTTTTACAGATGCATTTAATTGCGCTATACCAAATAACTTAGATGCTTTAATAAAAAGTGGAAGTGGTGTAAGTGCAGTTGGTCAAGGAATTAATATTATTACAAGTCCGGGTAGCAGTGAGATTGGTCTTCAATTGCCTGCTATGCGTTATGTTAATAATCTAACTACACCTACTCAGACAGTATATGAATATTACGAAGTGACATTTGCTCAGGCTACATTCCAAGAAATTGCAAATACACAAAGTTTACATAGCAATCGTGACTATGAGATTGGCATTGTATATATGGATGATTTTAATAGAGCAACAACTGCACTTGTAAGTCCTAATAATACAGAGCATATCCCTTGTGGATTGTCTGCTAATAAGAACTCTATTCAAGTAACAATACCTCCAACTCAATTACCGCCTGTTTGGGCGACAAGATATAAGTTTGTTATCAAGCCTGATGAAGAAAATTATGAGACAATTTATTGTACTATATTCTTTGAAGACCCATTAACAAATAATGCTTACTTCTTACTTGAAGGCGAGAATGCACGTAAGGTAGAGGCAGGTGATAGATTAATTGTAAAGGCTGACTCAAATGGTGCTACCACTTCTTGTGTGTATGCAACTGTGCTTGAAAAATCATCTCAGACATCAAATTTTATAGAGATACCAAGTGAATTAGACCCTGACGTATTTATACCAATTCCTGCAGGAGTTTATATGAAAATTAATC